GGCTGCGGCTGTGGCTGCGGCTTGGGTATAGCAGCTTTTTGTGCTGCAATTTGTTCAATAGCTTTCCTCATTGCTTCTTGCCGCATGGCTTCAAAGTTAAGGGTTGGTGAAGCTTGCGGTGGCTGAGGAATTTCTTGCCCTTGAGCGGCCTCTGAAAAATCAGCCGGATTTTCATAGCGTGGGCCATTGGGGTCAATATAATAAGCACCAGGTTGCGTTCCCCCAGTTACTTGCCCTTCCATGATTTAACCAGTAATGTATAGAAACTGTAGCAGTTTTAAAGCTTAATGGCCACAGACTTATCAGATATTGCTGCTGAATTAAAAGGTATTCGTAACATTCTTGCCTCGATGTGGCATAGTCGGTATCAAAATGGAGAAACTGATCAGGTTTCTCCTGAAATTTATGCTGACGAATACATCTCTACAGAAGAATGTGCTCGACGTTTAGCCGTAAGCGATCAAACAATTCGCAATTGGATTCTCCAAGGTAAAAAAGGAAATGGTTATGGATGGACGCAAGGCGTGCATTACATCACAATCCCTGTTGGTCCGCGTAAGCAGATCATCCGTATTCCTTGGAATCATTTGATTCTTTCGTTTTGCAAAGGCGAAGAGATTACCCTTCGTAGTTTCGATGATCGTGGCAAAAAACTTTATGACCGCAACACCAGGCCGCATATTGATAATGTACCTGACCCCTCTGTTCCTGATACTGATGAAGACTAATGCCCCACCGTTTTGACAATATCGACATTTCTGCTTTAACTTTTGATAATTATCATGAGTTATTGCCAAAAGAGTTAGCACGACAAGTTGATATGTTTGTGCCTCCTACTGGCTCTTTTGATGAGCGTATCATGCGGCGCTATATTCAATCAATCAAAGATTTTGAGCTAGAGGATCCTAATAGCCATACGACTTTGGCCAATCGTTTAAGGCTGGCATTCAAAGACATGGTGCCAGATACAATCTGCTCTCGGTTTCCAAATGCAGACTTACCTTTAAAAAGGCGCTTGCGTTGCGTAGCAGAATATTTAATTCGTTCTGAAGAGTTGATCAAAATGAAAGATGAAAGTGGTAAGCTAATCAAAAAGCGAGGTGTGTTAGGCAAGATGGTTGTCATCTACCAGCCAATGCCTAAGCTACTTACTGTCCTTAGAAAACAAGGTTTGATTAAACATGAAAAGAGAGGAAATGATTCAGGGAGTCCTAGGTAAGGACGGCAAGCCTGAATATTTGAACTCTGTTGTCAAGATGGTTCTTGGTGACATGGGTGAGTTTTTTCATAAATTTTGGCACGAATCTGGGCCAGGTGTTATGGTTCTTCAGCCAGGTGCTGAAGATAAAGGTATGTTTTGGCTTACATTGCCCCAGCTTAATAGAGCAAAAGAAGACTCGGAATCTAAAGAGTTTCGTGAGCATTTGGAGACAATCCTTGAAGCCGTGCAAAAAATTGATCCAGCTAAGAAAGCTGGTTACATGATTTGGGACGAACGTGGTACTCGTTATTTTGAAGTAGATTATGAACGAGAAGCTGAAGACTAATGGGCATTAGGCGTGGTAATCAACGCGTTGAAAACTTTGAATGGATTACGAATCGAGATTTAGTTGATTCAGCTCACTATGTATTGGGCGAAATTGATCTAGATCCTGCTAGCTCAGCTAAGGCTAATGAATATGTCAATGCAAAAAAATATTACACCATTGCTGATGATGGTTTAAATGAACAGAAGTGGTACGGAAACGTGTATCTGTTTCCGCCTTCTAATTCTTATTTTTGGCACAAAAAGTCCCACCGCTGGAAGGTAACGCGTGGTTTATCGCCAACCTTAACTGCCGGTCATGCAATCTGGTGGAGAGCAATCAAACGAAAATGGCTTGAAGGTGAGATTGAATCAGGTATTTATTTTACAAATTACATCGATATGACAATGTACTGTCAAGATATTTTTGATCATCCTGTTTGCATTTTAAAAACACGGCCTAGTTTGATCAGGCACTATTTCCATGAGGATAAGGTCTGTACTCGCAATACAGGCTGTTCGTTAGTTGTTTATCTGCAACCTAAGACAGACATTGAATCCGCCACTGACAATTTCATAGAAACCTATAGTCCCAAAGGGCGAATTATCCTGTAGAGTTATAAAACTGCTTCAATGATATGAGCATTCTCAGTGATGGCGAGCTTGCAGTTCTCGCCAATGAAGGCATGATTCAGCCTTTTACAGATAAAGTAGTACGTGAAAAAGACGGACTAAAGGTCTTGAGCTATGGGCTTGGTTCATTTGGTTATGACATTCGTTTGTCACCATCTCAGTGCTTACTATTCGGCGGTGTCCAGCACGGAATGTGTGACGCTAAAAACTTTGATCCTGAAATCTTAAAGGAGACCGAACTTCATGAAGACGAGCGAGGCCAGTATTTCATTATCCCTCCTTTTGGCTATTGCTTGGGCGTTGCTGTTGAACGCTTGGCTTTACCCGCAGACGTTACCGTGGTTGCAGTAGGCAAAAGTACATACGCTAGAGCCGGAATCATGGTCAACATTACTCCAGCAGAAGCTGGTTGGGAAGGTTATTTGACTTTAGAGATTAGTAATTGCACTCCTTTGTTTAATCGTATTTATGCAAATGAAGGTATTTGCCAATTGCTTTTTCATAAAGGAGATCGATGCTGCACTAGCTATGAAGAGCGCAAAGGAAAGTATCAAAATCAACCGGCTGAAGTAGTATTGTCTCGTGTTTAACCGTAAGGTTTACCAAATGTTGCTTTAGGCTTATCTGCGTAGTTAGTAGCACCTGCATAAGGGAAGTCATCGCCTTCTGTGAACCCTGCTATTTGTCCTGATCTATCTGTGTATGGCTGATCGTACTCACGCTTTTGACGGTATTTCGCAGCACTACGAGCTGCTCTCAGCGACTTTTCAACACGATTCTGTTTTGCTTCACCCGCAGCATCACCTATCCGTGCAGTCTTGCGTTCCTCGGGATCAAGACCACGTAAATCAACGTCATAAGAATCTTCAGGATTTAAGTCAGAAGTAAATTTTGCAGACGTTCCTGAATCCTTACTAGGGTCGTATGTAGGTGAATAAGTCATGTCTCAATTATAATTAAAGAAAATCGTTGTGAGAAAATGCATTTCTTAGATGAATTTATGGGTAATCACGATACTCTTAAAAATCGCTTGACTACACTGGATACGTTTGGTCAGCCGTTAAATAATGAGTCCAATGACGTTCCTATGTATGATCAATACAATACTGGGTTAGCAGTAACGCAGCAAAATATGTCTGATCGTGTTAATTTAGCAGTAGATCCAAGAGTACAACCTAGATGCGGATTAACAGGAATGATTCCGAGCGCGGAGGAGGGACTAATGCATGGAGCCCTGCCGCAGCCTCGTCAGCTAGTAGTGGACATGGGCCAGCTGTCGCCGGAGGAGCAGGAAGTGACGAAGTACAACCAGCGTCGTCTACTGGGTGGTTTGAACCGATCCTAGATAGCGAAGGTGAAATTAGCGATTGCCCCGGTGGGATATGTCCTGTCCCTTGGGCAACCAAAGAAGAACATCCTGTTTTAGTTGATAACGTCAACCATCCTGAGCATTACAATACAGGCGGTGTTGAGTGTATTGAAGCCATCGAAGCACAACTAACGCCAGAAGAATATAGAGGCTACCTACGTGGAAACTGTGCAAAGTATCTTTGGAGGTGCAATAATAAGGGACATACAAAACAAGACCTCGAAAAGTGTCAGTGGTATCTGAATCGTCTCTTAATGACCTTCGACGATTAAACGCTGAGGGCCGTCCTTTCAAGAAAGGAGATGTTCGGGAGGACGGCTACATCTTTAGGGCCTATGAAAAAACAAAAATCACTAAAGAAGGTTTCTATAAAGAAGCTTGGTTATCGCCTGAAGCGTACGAGCGCTTTCAACATTGTAGTAGGAAAGCGATTAATAAACACAATGCTCGCTTAGCTCTTGAAAGAAGAAAATTATTGGATGAAATCAAATTAAAAACAGGATGCATAAAATGCGGATATAAAGAGCATCCTGTTGCTTTAGATTTCGATCATATTAACCCGGAAACAAAGGAATTTACAATAGGCACCTCTTACACTTCTGTGTCGTTAAAACGTTTACACAAGGAAATAAAAAAATGTCAAATACTTTGTGCAAATTGTCATCGTATTGAAACACATAATTCCAAAATATGTTTGGCGCGAAAAGAATAAAGGGGGTATTGAGTCACTGAAAAAAGCTCAGTGGTATTTAGATAGGCTAATCAATTTAGGTTAAGTAAAGATTGAAGGCGGCTCTTCGTCGTCGTCTTCAATTAAACCTTCTTCAACCATGAACTTAGCGATTGCTAGTTCTTGGAGTTCGATATCAGAGGGGATGTTGAATTCAACTTCAATTCCCTCTGTTATTAACAGGTCTTTAATAGTTTGCAATTCCAACAGGCGACGGCTGTAAAGGTTTAATAAAGCCGTATGCATTTGATCCCATGTCATCTCATCTGCGGCTAGCTCTGCTTTACGCATTGCTAACTGTAAATGAAGAGGCATTTCATATTGCTTTAGATTATTTTCTTCCATTGCTGTTTGTGCTGTTGTCTGTATTCTACTTCCAGTCTTGATAGATTGCCTGCAATTCTTTGTCAGAAAAATCTTCCAATGTTGTGTGATTGTTAAATTCGTTAGCAAAAGCCGACAATGTGTACGGATTCATACACTCTTGTAACCGTCTAATCGCAGCAACTTGTCCTTTAGATCCGCTGTAATCTCTAAAGGTTTTTAGCAAAACATCTTTAGAGGCATTTAAGATTTGATCTTGTTCGCTAAGAAACAGTTTAATTTCATGTCTACGACGATCGATCAAACCACCAATAACTTGGTGGTGGATGTCGAAGATCCAGCAAGCCATATCTTGCGTTGCCTCTCCATAGTCATCTTCTTCTAGCCTGTCAATAATATTGCTATAGAGAAATGCATCCCAGCCAACAGAATGCACAAACGAAATCAAAGCATTAATCATTGAATGATCTAGCCCTAGATTTAATTTAAACAATTGTTTAGCAATGGTTTCTACCTCATGCACAAGGTATTCCATTGCTTTTTCTTTAGTTACGCAATGACCCTGCTTAACAGGTGTGCCGTCAGGATAAAACTGGGTGCCATAACCAAGGGTATATGGTTCAGCACCCGTTTCTGGATCTGCATAAGCACGTTCATTAAAACCTTCAAACGTTTTAATTAAACGCAATGCTTCAGTATAGGGATACATAAAACCACTACATATCCCATAAGTTTACATTATTTTCCTTGTCCGCGAGTTTTTTTGCGTCCGTGACTTGGCTTGGAATGTTTACCGTTTCCTTGACGAGTTTTCTTGGGAGAACCAACAACGTAACCGCCGCCTTTTTTCATGAGTCTAAAGATGCTTCACACATAATACTAAACAAAAATAACTTCATCTGTTGAAGTTTTTGTTGTTCTTCTGGCGGCCTTGCTGGAGAACCAGGCCAATATTGAATTGCATCGCAAACAGCAGTATATAAAGTACGACAGTCTTCAATGCTTATGTCAATTTCTACGTTTACCACTTTACTTTGTGACTCCAGTACCTAGCACTCATTTTACTTGGCTTGCTATCTTGTGCATTGTGCCTGGCATAATATGATTTCTTGCGTGCTTTATCTTTGGCTGACTTTGGATTCTTGCCTGCACCTTTAACACCTTGCTGTCCAAAGCGAATAATCTTTTCTTTGCCACCTTCACAGGCTTTAACAACATGTGATTTAGTTCTGTGACTTGGTGTCCTTTGCGGCTTATTACATTTCATTTTGTCTTTATGTAACTTCGCTGCCGAAGCTGCTTTTCTTGCTTTAGACATTATGTAAATAAGTTACCAGTCCATGAATCTATTATCCCACGCCCTGTATCACTAGCATAATCTTCATCAGGGAAAAGATCAAAGAAATTACTGGTTCCTTCATCGTCGTCATCATCATCATCTCCTGCGCCATATAGATCTCCTTCTGCTCCTCCTAGCAGTCCTTCAAATTGTGACATTGCTGTAAAAGGATCACTGCTGATTTCCGATAATTCTAAATCTCCGCTCATAGCTCTACCTACAAAATCAAGATCTGCTAAATCTTCTGGTGAAGCATCAGGGAAAAACTCTGCCATAAACTCTGATTCTGATCCAGCATAACCATTGTTTTTAAATATTTCATACATAGGGTTTCTGCTCTCTG